GCTGTACCGTTTACCGTACCAGTACATACCGCGGTACTCCCAGCTGTACTCCTTTCGTACTGGTTATATACCGTATACGGAGGATGTATATAAGTACCAGGGTCGGGTTGTGATTCCGTAATGGTATAGAAAATACTACTACCTACGGAGAAGCTAAAGCTTCCAGATATGGATGCGGTTTTATCGACGTAATGTAGAGACGGAATCTCCGATCCGCTATCGATTACTACATCCTGGGTATTCGTTACTCCATGTCCATTATTAACTGTAACGCGGACTTTAATAGACCATGTCCAGTTTAGCGGGGTAGGTACGGTAGAGCTTCCGGTTAGGACATAGAGTACCTGGAACCGTGCGCTACATCCATAATGTCCTCCCAAAGTAAAGTCCGCGGAGCTTCCATATTCGTAGAAACCAGGAGGAATAGTATAGGACGGGTCTACTAAGCGTTTCTTTACTGTAAACGCGAAGGAAGCTCCCTGGGTACTCGTCCTGGTTACGTCTAGATAGGTAGGCATTATGCAGGTATGGTAACCGCTTCCGCGCGATATGTACAGGTACGGAGCTGGATACCGCTTCCATCCGTGTACTCCCGGATAAATTCAATATTAGGGATAGCTACAATCCTATACCATCCATAAACTCCCGTCCCGGTTGGACCCATAATGCGGACAATATCGTTTAACCAGATAGGATACTGGTCCTCTGGGTTTCCTTTATTCCACATTAGTAGACCTGTATCAAATTCCACTAAGTTACGCGTAACGGTTAATCTATCCTGTAAAACCGTTACCGCGTAATCTACTTTACTTTGGGATGTAATGGTCGGATCGGCGAGGATATAGCTAACTGGTCTACCTCTCCAGTTAGAAGGACGGGAAGCTGGAGCTAGAGTCGCATCCTGTGAAGGACCATCCTGGTAGTACCCATAAATGATTTGTCCTCTACGAGGATCGCGACCTACTACTACTACGCTATTCGCTTCCGGACTCTCGCGCGTTTCCGATAGTCCCTGGAGGAGACATGTCGTAGCGAAAGGCATGGAAAGATTTCCTTTAGCTGGGTCGCGCGCTTGTTCCAATGTTTGCCATATCGTAACGTCCCAGGTAGTTGGAGTTTTATTAGGTACTTCCCAGGAATATTGATATCCTCCGAGGACGCTGGAGAGAGGTATCCATCCCTTAACCCAAGTAGCTGCATATGTACTATGGAGCCGATCTAACGCTCCTCCTACCGTCTCTCCACGCTCTATAGAAAATGCCCATTCTCCCTTAGATGCACCAGGAGAAAGCGGGAGCGTAAACTCCGTAGAGCTACCATCATAGGAGATAAAGATAGAGACATTATCGTACGCGCTACCGTTATCCAGGTATCCGGAGATACGGAGGAGACTCCGTACAGCGTCCGATAGTCGGAAACCGTCTAGAGCTGGAGTTGCTTGTATCATCGTTAGATCGAGGTCCGTACCTCTATCCGACCCAGTAAACTCCAGAGTACTCCATAATCCAGTGTAATCGTTCTCCATCCTCGTTATCTTAGGCGCGCTTAAAGTACCAGCTATCATCGTTACGTATACCGCTGTAGACGTAACGGATACTCTCTGATGTTTAGCCGATCCAGTAACCGTAGGAGTAATCCCGGTTAGAGTAAACGATGTAGTCCCGGTTACCGTAGCTACCGTATACGTTTCCGTAGAGAGGATATTACCTACCGTGGAATCAAACCGTATCGTATTACCTACTACGTACGTATTACCTCCAGCAGGTATCTGGATATTCCCGGATGTAATCGTTACGGTAGAGGACTGGATATAAACCTCCTGGTGCTTAAGTACTCCGTAAGCTGTAGGAGTAATCCCAGTAATGGTAAACGATGTAGTCCCGGTTACCGTAGCTACTGTATAGCTAGTACCCGCTACGATGTTCCCAGCGTTAGTATCAAATCGTACGGTTTTACCTACTACGTAGGTATTCCCTCCGGATGGTATCTGCGGATCGCCGACATTAACTATAACGTCCGTAGACAATGGACCTACAGTAGTAATAACCGCGTCCTTAGTTTTAACCTGTATCCTAAATGGTCTATCGCTTTGATATTCTGCCTGTACCATTCCAGCATTTGCCAGCAGTCCAGAATACGCGGAGAGAGTCGCGGTAGTCCTTCCGTCCTCTCCGACCGATAGGTTTAATGCGCCGATAGCATTAGTAATATCCGTACTACCCGCGTACGTCTGGTTAGGATTAGGGTCCCAGAAAGCGTCTACAGCGTAAACCGTTGGACTTTGTGTACCGCTGAAATTCTGCATATAGCATTTAACGCGGACGGTTTTCTTTACTCCATCCCAGGAGGACGTAGTCCCGTTATCTAATACCGTCCACGTAGTCCAGTCTCCGGTCCCTTCGTGGACTATCGAAGTAACCAGCTGGGTACTATCTCCCGTAGGTCCCGCGGTATCGTTAAATGGTAGATATGTAAATACAGCTCCGGAAGGAGGAGCATACCGGAGTACCTGCATCGATGCGATAAAGCTACCCTGAGGACTAAATCTACAATAAGCTATTTGGATCGCGAGTTTACCCGTAGGTACAGCAAATGCGAATTTACCCGCTGGAGTAATCGCGTTAGTCGTCAAGCTCTCGTCCAAATCCGTAAAGATATGGGAGAAGCTTAATCCGTAATTTGTATGGACGAGAAGCTCCCGTCTCCGGAATGGAATAATCAGGATTTCGTTAAATTGCTGGTTAGTGGAGAAGCTCGCGGTATAGGTACTACCAGGCGCAAAGTTACTACCGCTCCGATCGTAGCTTCCTACCAGGAGTCCAGCTTTATAAACCTCTGCTTTACCGTTAGCGTAGAATACTAGCTTAATCTCTCCGGACGTACTACCAGCGTTATAGTTATAGTAGAGACGTAGGACGGGGACATCTGCTCCTATCTTTAGCTCCGGTTTGTACCATCCTATTACCATCGGTTGATTAGCAGGGAGCGCGCTGGTTACCTGGACGATTTCGTTAGTAGATTGTTTAGCGCGTAACCAGTAATCTCCGGAAGCGCGTATCTGGAGACGTTCCCATTTAGAAGGAGTAGGAATGGTATACGCCGCGGACGGGTCCAGGCGCGCATTGTTACCAGTGTATGTATTCCCCCAGGATTCTGTAAGCGGGATAGGTTTTAGCATAGCCGTTAGAGTACATGGATCGACCCAGATACCCTCCGTACGGAAACCCTGGGAGAGCATGGTCCCATCGAAACCTACAGCTAACCGTCCCTTCTCTGGACGAGGTTCCGGGATATCTACCTGTACTCTAACTTCATACATTTAATAACGTCCTAATGGAGTATTTAGGTATTGTCGCTGGGATTGTTGGACCAGCTGGAGGATACCTCTATTAATCATAGTACTACCTGGTATCTGCGCCGATCCGCGGAACCTATCGCGTGACATACCCAGCTCTACCGCGGTTACTCCTAATGCTCCTAGCTGCCGTCCTCCGAATAACTGACGATTAAAATCTAAGGCGTTAGCGGTTTTACCTGTATTAGCGGAGATTTGTCGCAAATGGTTTTTACTCTCCTTGTTATCCTTATCCGTTTCGTTATCTCGCTTTTTACGTTCCTTATCCTCTATCTCAGTTTTCTTATCCCGCGGAAATGCCATAGCGTCATATTCCCGGTATCCTGCCATACCTTTACGGATGTACTCGTCCTGGGGAGTAATCTTCTCATAATCGATTTTAGGGAAACCCTTTCCGGTAAACAAATCCCGGAGGTCTATCTCTGTAGTTAGGAATTTCTGGATATTATTAAAGTACTTCTGTAAGGTTTCGAATAACCAGCTCCATGCTAGCGTCTGCTCGTAAACGAAATCTCTCCAGGTATGGATTAGGAATACCATAGTATTCTGAAAGTTAATCTTAATCGGTCCAGAGAAAGCTCCCATTTGCTCCATTACGTGAGCTAGTTCCTTATTTACATTCTGGAGCTGGTTAAAGAAATTCTCGCTATCGGAGGAGAGCGTACCGAAACCATTAAGGATAGCTTCTCCCAGAGGTTCCATAGCTACCTGAAAGCTATCTCCCAGGTTATCTATCGCGGTTTGAAACGATACCGCTGCTCTGGGCATTTGCCGGAGCTGCTCGTTAATGCGTTTAAATATCGTCTCGATATCTAAACCTTTCTTATTGAATTTCTCCATATCCAAAGTACCGAAAGCGTCTTTAAACGCTGCGCGAAATTGTGGAGCGTAAGCGGAGATTTCGTTCATATCGTCGGTAGTTACTTTACCTAAACCCGCCATTTTTGCGAGCTGGTCTACAGCAGCTCCAAACTCCGCTTTACCGCGTCCCGCATTTGCGATCGCGTTACCCAGCTCTACGATGGAGTCCTTAGCGGTTTTAGCGGAGATGCCAGCTCCCTGTAGCTTGACGCTTCCGGAGACTACCTCCTGGAAACCTAAACCAGGGAGCTTAGCAGCTTCCTGTAGATCGCGTAGACTTTGCTCGTATTCCTTAGTATTATGTGAAACGCTCTGGAGCGCGCGCTTCGCGGAATCTAGCGGAATAGCTGCATCTACAGCAGCTTTACCATAGGCAAATACTCCAGCAGCTAGAGCGGTAAACCCAGCAGCTGCAGCTCCTAAAGCTCCCGCCATACCTCCGAGAGCTACTCCCTGGGATGCGACCTGGGAGATACCTTGATCGATTTTCATAAGGGAGGAGACTACCGCTTCTCCTCCTTCGGCAGATATCTTAACTACCAAATCCGCGAGAGTCATTAAAAGAAACCTCTAGATGCTTTCTCCGCTTCTAGCTTCTCTATCTCGCGCGCTATCCACGCTACATCCGCTAGAGCGGTAACGGATAAATCCAGCTCCAGTGGATGCCGGTGTAGGTATTTAACGGAGTAGTAAAGGATATCCTTAGCTACTCCGTTTAGGCGTTTCCCGCTTCCTTAATCTCCTGATTAAAGTCTACTAAAAATGCGGTTTGGAATAGTTGAAATACTCGGAGATAAGCTCTCTTATTACGGAGAGCTAGCTTACAGATATCCTTTACTGGGTCGATGGTTTGTGTATCCTTCTCCGAAGGGACGTAACATCTACCGATAATGTAGCAGCTCTGGAGCTGGTCGATAATCATCTCCGGAAAGGATATCCGGAGACGTTCGATAGCCGATCCATTAGGATAAAGGTCCGGGATTTTAGGTTCTCTAAAAGTAAGCATTACTTTATCTCCTGCTGGAAAGAAATCAGAAAGGTCTACTTCTAGGTTCGGTTTTACTTCATCCTGGGGGATGGTACTTAATGCAGTAAGGGACATAAGTTAAGATTACTCCAGTCCGCTGTAATACGCTACTCCCAGCTTAATCGTAGCTGATTCCTTAACGATATCGTCCGCTACGATAGGTTGTGTAGCGGTTTGGATTACTCCGGTAAATGTTTGGATTACTGGAGTCCCTTCGGCTAGAGTAAGTTTCAGTTTAACGAAATAACCTTCTTTCATAAAGAAAATAGGATTTACGTTTCCAGTATCTCCATCATAGTTAATTTCAATTTCCACGGTTCCGGTAGTAGATACTGTAAGGGATTTATCCGTAGCATCCGCTAACGTCTGGACGTTCTTAAAGTTAACCGACCTAGTAGGACGGAAGGAAGTAACCAGAGCGGTACGGTCGACAGTGGAAATAGCTGCTGGAGTCCCTGCGGACTGAAGCGCACCGATACCAATTTCTACCGTACAGTTGTTATAGAGAAGAAACTTCATACCATAGACTCCTAAGATATTACCTGGGCTGTAATCTTATAGAGGAGTGTAGCGCAAAATACTACCCGTCCTCCGGACTGGTCCTCGTAAACCATATCCGTACTCTCTCTCTTATAGAGGATGCACGGATTAGTAGAGGTTACGTACCGACCATCTAAAAGCTCCGCTACGCGGTTAGCTATATTCTGTACCTGTACCATAGAGATCGAACCGCTAGACATACCGTAGATATTAATCCTGTAAACCGGAGTACTTATTACCCTAGTTTTACCGATAGTAATCTGGTCCGCTTGATAGCTTCCCTCTCGCGTAAATACTATAAATGGAAACCTGGGAGGTTTCCTGGATACCGGATCGGTTTCCGGGGAGATATGCGCGTATACTCCCTGCTGATAACCGTTAGGTAGATTATCTACCGCGAGTAGATCGGATAGCGTAGCGTCCGCGGTAAGTACCGTATAGATATCCGGTTCTATTACTCCAGGTTCAAATACCATTTTTAGGTCCTTAACTTAGTAAATTTTTAATCCGGTTTACCATCTCCGGAGCTTCGCGCTGGAGAGCTGGGACCAGAAATGGACGCTTAGGTATTCTTTTCCCTTTCTTCGAATACCATCCTAGCTCCAGAGGTATAGAGTACTTCGCGCTACTACTTACTATCCCGCTGTACTTTGTAACCATCCTAGAGCTGATATGGTTTTTAAGAAATCCTGTATCGCTATTCGGAGGAGTACCTGGGGGAGAGGACCAGTGGATACGTTTCTTTTTCTTCCCTCTCGTATATGGTTTGTATTGTCCGGAGCTTTCCGCGATACTTTTCTTAGCGGTAGCTTCGACGTTCGCTACCGTCATTCCAACGATAGCCGATATCTTATGGAGGTTTCGGATATACGCTGGGATTAGATTACTCCTTACCTCTACGGAAGCTTTATTCATAAGGAAAGGATATCCGTATACAGAGGACCGAATCTCCGGATCGTCCCATTAGTTAAGCTAACCGTAATCCGGATTACTCCAGCTATAGGATAAGCGGATGGAGGAAGGATAGAGATTACTCCCTCCGCTGGGTATTGTTTGGTTATCGTAGCTGTACCGGATGGAAAGGTATACGCCGATCCTGTTAGCGCGTTAATATAGTTAACCGCGAGAGTACCCGTAGTAACGTCTACCGCGCTCCCGTTCTCGTCTACCAGGCGCATTATAAGCGCGCTCCTATCTCCGACCCAGAGTACATCCGTCTCCTGCATAGAGAGCTTAGGGTCCTCTGAGAGAGCGTAGATTTTCGACATTAGTTACTCCTGACATAGAGACGTAAACCGCCATAGATGGACGTATCCGTAGCTCCTGTAGTCCTGGTTACGGTTACGTAGTATGTACCTGGGTTAGCGGTAACTACTGTATCCAGGGTAAACGATACAAATCCCGCATCAGAGTATGAAGCTGTACCAGCGTATGTATTAACCAGCGTCCCCGAAGTAGTATAGATTTTAATGGAGAGCGTCGATCCGCTTAACGGGATACCTGTACCCATAGCGTCTACCAGCTGGAGTACTACTGGGAGAGAGCTTCCAGTTAAGATATCGACATTAATCTCCTGTTTACTCTGGTCCGCTACTACCTTAAATGGACCCATACGGAGAGTAGAGGTACTACCTCCTCCTCCTCCCGCAGTAGATACCTGGGAATCCAGATAGTATCCGTAAGTACCAGCGGATGGAATACCTCCACTTGGACTGGATGTAGATCGGGCTTGATTCCATATCCCATTAGTTATCTCTGTAACCGCATCCGATGCGAGAGAGCTAGCTGTAACTACATCCGGTTGCATTTGATGTACATCAGTAGCTATATGGTTTGAACCAGTAATAAAGGTTTCATAAGATGGAGACGTAGAAGTACCTCTAATGATTCGCCGACCAAATGTATTAGCCGTTGAATATGAAGTTAACAGAGCATCCCATACCGCGGATGAAGTTTGGCTAACCGTTAATGGAGGAGTACTGAGAGAGTATCCTGTTTTATCGGATACGGTTCCCGCTGTAACCGCTCCTGCTACGCTAATCGTTAGCGCGCTAAAGTTAGTCGGAAGCGTGAAGGATGCCATACGCGAGGAGATAGCTGCATCTAATCGGTTTCCGATAATGTTACCCGCGCTACCAGCAGCATATGCTCCAGGGAGAGCGGTAGACCATGGATCGGCAGCGGACCCAGCTGCATTAAGTTTAAACCCAGCTTGTCCGCTAGTATACGTACCTGGTAACGCTTCGGACCATACCTGGGTCGCTACCTGGGCTGCGGTAGGAGGAGCGGTATATGTGAAGGTCGCCATACGGGAGGAGACGGTAGCGTCTATATTAGTCTTAAGCTGGAGTCCAATGGAGGAAGCTGTAGTTACGTTAGCAGAGAGTACATCCCATACGCTCTGGGAAGTAATATCATTAAATCCAGTAATACCCGTACCCTTCGCTAAAACGATATTAGTACCAGCGGATAGAGTCCTGGTAGCTGCTGCCCATACATTTGTCGATGTACCTGCATCCAGTTTAAATCCAGCTTGTCCGCTGGTGAAAGTTCCTGGGAGAGCTTCGGACCATACCTGGGTACTTATTTGCGCTGCTGTAGGAGGAGTAACGGATAGCGAGTATCCGGTTTTATCGTTATTAGTAGTAACCGTTACTCCCGCCGTAACGGAGGCTACGCTACCAGCTACGTTACCAGCGGAGACGTTTAGCTGGGAAGTACCAGTCCCAGAGGTTAGGACTCCTCCCGCCGATCCGCTCGCGATATTCGGGAGAGCGGTTAATCCTAATCGGACGGTATCAAATGGATCGTATGCCTGTACCTGGACTATGCTGTTATAGTCCCTGGTAACGGAAGCTTTCTCGATATTAACCGCTATCCATCCCAGGGTATCTACTTCCCCGGATGTAAATTCATAGTAGTATTGTCCGTTACCTATTTCGGTCCAGGTTCCAGCTCCAGAAGCTATGGCAGCTCCGTTCTTAGATATAGTAATCGTAGGAGTAACGATACCCGTAGATGGAGTAAATCCATCCGTAAGGGATACCAGTAGTACAGGTACTCGTCTACGTGCTGCTGTAGCTTCGGATTGTTTAATCTGGAACATCGTAACCTCTACGGTTATTATTCCGTAAATCGTATCCCTTCGCGGACTAGAGAGAGAAGGGATTAAAGCTAGCGGTTATACCAGAGGACGCTCCACTACCGCTCGCGGTTATATCGTCTATGATTAACTGCATCGGGAAGATATCGTTAGTATCCGTCCAGGCTCCAGCTCCAGTCCTAGAAGTAAACTGGAATTTACCTCCTGGCATTAATAGGTTATTCGGACTCCATCCGGAACCTAGCTGGATATACGTCATACATCCGAGGGACGCGCTCGTAGCTTTAATCCCTATCCGGTAATCCGTATTACAGGAGAGAGTACTTAAAGTACTTTCGTCGAAGTAATAGTTTCTAGGGAATAAACTATTAGTGTTATATGCATCGAAATTATTGTAGCTACGATTTTGAAGTACATTCCCCGCGCTATCATAAAGGATAAGGTCCCAGGTAGCTGCTGCATTTGTAGGACCTACTACCATTTTTACTCCGGATACCTTAAAGCTAGTAGCTACTCCGGACGGGATATTAAAGATTATCCCGCGCTCGTTAGGAGAGGATGCAGTATTCCAGCTGCTGATACTTCCTCCCGAAGCTGCATACCCGTATTCCCTGGTCGCGGAGGATGCAGAGAGCATAACGATACCAGCGGATGTACCTTTAGCTACGGAAGCTCCAGCTTCTACAGCGTAACCGTAGGGAAGGATATTATTAGCCGTACCTATCGCCGATCCGCGCGAGTGGTAGAAGCGTACGTTATTAGTACCATTCCATGTACCGCTTTCCGAGCGGATTACTATCGCGTAATATTGTCCTCTGGTAATACTCGCGGAGGTAGATAACGTCCACTGTTTATTACTAAAGTTAGGGAAGTTACCGGAAGTACCAGTAAACGTACCGCTACCTACCCAGGTTCCGGTAGGAATACCTCCAATGGTCGATAGAGTATGTGTACCCGTACCAGCTGTAGCGAAAGTAATAGCGGTCCCTCCCAGGGTCGCGCTAATGGTAATAACGGAAGCTGTAGCGGAAACGATAAAGTAAGTAGTACCCGCGGTAATCGACGCAGGGAGAGTACCAGTAGTAGAGAATGATATCTGCTGATTTACCGATAGAGTAAACGTACCGTTTACCGTAGTAGTAGTAGCTACAAATGTAACGGTTTGGGAAGATACTACAGAGACGGTTTGGATACCTATCCGCATGGACCCAGGAGTACCCGTAAGTAGATCGACGTATCCTCCTACAGTAGTAATCGTAGCGTCCTCCTCCGCGATAAATATACTGGAGATGTAATCGCCGATCGCTTGCATGGTCCTCTGCGCAGGAGACGCTACGGAGCTATACGCTGGTACTTCAAATGGTATTAAAGCGGTAATCTTAGACATTTAGGCGTACCCATATCCCGTTAGTTTCCGTAGTATCCAGGGTAGCGGAGATATTTAAATTACCCGTCCTGCGGTATTCCAGGTAGAGGAGAGAGCGGAGGATCGCATTTGATGCTGCTTCTATCTCCTGGTTACAGTAATCCTCTAGGTCCTGTAGAGATGGAGTACCGAAATGCTTATCGTCGAAGCGGACGGATAGCGATCCATCATCTACGATTTCTACTAGAGTCCTGGTCCTCGTCATTAAGTACCATCCTGGATATCTAGCTTAATCGATTTATCTAATCCTGGTTTCCCGTCTACGCCAATCCAGTCCGCTACGATTTCTACTCCACGGAGTCCGAGTACTCCCAGGAGGAAGGAGAAACCTAATAGGTAGTTAGGATCGGTTTGTCCTAAAGCTTTACCCAGTATAGGCGTTAGATAGGTCGCGCTCGCTGTACCAGCGAGTACGGACGAGACATTAGTAACGAGTCCTCTAAATGGACGTTGTCTTAATACCATTATTACAGCTCCTACAAATCCCGCGGTTAGCTGCTGATAGTTTATATTAGCTTCGGGCGTTTCCATTAGAAATCGTTTCCTTCAGTAGATTGTATTAGCGTAATATGTTGGACGAGGAGCGCGGTTTTACCGAAATCCGTACCGATTACATCCCAGTAAGTGGAGCTATCTCCAGGGATACGTATCCTATCCTGAGACATTACGTCCGCATTTCTAGACGCTACCAGGGTCCAGCTTCCACCCATAGTAAAACTATTAGATCGGACGCTCTCGGAATCTCCGGTATTAATCATGCGTCCTCTAATGGTCGCTATCTTAGCCCAGGATAGAGTAGTCCCTCCAGCTCCATCCGCTGTAGAAATATAGCGGTATACGTCTACTGTAGACGTACACAGCATACGCTCCATACCAGCTCCGAGTACAGATACTAGCTCTGGGTCCATTATGTTATTACCTCAAATGGACGGTACTTATCTGCCATTAGTAGAAATTGTGTTTGGAGCGCGGAGAGCTTTACATTACTTGTATCGTCGGAAGCGTCTACCTGGTTAGCGAGTAGACCAGCTTTATAAATCCAGATAGAGCGTACAGCGGATCGCGTATCATACTGGTCCGGAGAGATTACTCCGTAATCCTGCCATACAAGGTCGGTTCCATCATTTATCCGGTAGCTCCGGTAGAGTACTTGCTCTGGGAAACCAGGCTCCGTAGTACTACTAGTCCCAGCTACTATACATTTATAAATCCGTCCGTTAGGTACGGTAGGTACGATGTAGTCTCCAACCGCGTAAGCGGTACTCGCGGTCCAGGTAGAGTACCTTCGGTTAGAGTCCACGAAAGTACCTACAGTAGTAATATCTAACGCTGGGTAGCTATTTGTTTGAGCATGAAGCGTAACATACGCTAATGCCTGGTCCCTTGTGATCGCCATATTTGATTATTCCATAATCCCATATCCCGCTCTATTATCTCTGCGTTTATACTATTGCATAATATATACGTATCGTATATATTGTGTATGTTCGATTACGTTAGAGGAGAGTGCTAGACATGGTTAGATTTTTATGTGAGGTGTGCGGAGTAACTAGCTACCGCTTAATAGAGTTGGACCAGGAGAATACGGATAACCTCCGCGCTGTAGTAACTCAGTATATGCACGAAAATGGAATGACCTTCGAAGTCCTCTCCGAGGGAGCGGACGATTACGGAGTAGATATGCTTACGATAAAGGACGAGGACGGTACAGTATCGACCTACTACATGGATGCGGACCATGGAGTAGTCTCCTAATGGACGGATTAACTCTAACGGACTTTATCCGGACCTATAAACCAGTACCTAGTAGACCAGAATACGCAGATCGGGACCCGTTCGAATTTAAGGAGGGAGATGTACAGCTTACAATGGACTACTACTTCCGGGAGGACTATCCGGAGAATGTAGAAAATGTATATCTCTGGACCTGTAGCTCCGCGGACGGATTAATCTACCCAGGTATTCGATATGTAGATTCTCTCTGTTATTACGTTAGCTCCGTTCCATGGACCAGAGAGACATACAGGAAGTACAAATAAAAGATAAAACCTCCCAGATACCTGGGAGGTTTCTTCTTGTCTGGATCGGTACGTTTCCGTGTATGGACCCAGGACGAGGAGTACAGCCTATGTAGCTGCTGCTGCGATTACTACGAGGGAACCGGCGCGCTGGTTTCCGGATGCAGGAGTCGCTACGTTTCCGAGGTCGAAGGCTTTAAACGCGAAACGCTCCGTAGCCTTATAGAGGTACTGGTCCTCGATAAATCCGCGCTGGTCGGACATCTCGATGGTTACTCCACGCCGATCGCCGAAAGCTGTACCGATACCCAAATCTCCGAGAATAACGTACTTTGCGTTAGCTGCTAGAGCGGTAGGCATAACCGGAGAGAATACCACTGGATATCCGTAGAAGGTCGGATTAGGTCCGTACGCTTGTTGAATATCCATAATGCTATTCCCGCTAAGCGCGTCCAGGAATGGAGCGACATAGTTATACCAGAATACTTTATGCATAATCCAAACCGGATTAATACCTGGGTACATAGGGATTTTACCTACCGCTGTACGGTAGTTAGCTAACGTAGGACGGAAGGTATTAGGAGAGGTTTGTCCTGTATCCGCGAGTACCAGGGACGCGATATTAGCTTTCGTAGTATCGACGTTATATACAGCGTTAAGTACTCCGGTAATACCTCCGTATGTAGCTGTACCGTCTCCGATAAGACAGTCTACGTCCTCCTGCTGGGCTAGCTTAAGCGCAAAGTCTCGCGCTGCCATGGACGCGTAGTCGATAATCGTATCCTCCGAAAGCTCGCGGGATACTGGGTTAAGAGCTGCCAGCTTGACGGTTTGGAGGAGTACCTGGTCAAATACGAAATCGCTGGTAGTAATCGCTGTATTCTCTCCGACATGGTAGACGGTAGAGCTTCCGCTTTGATTAGGGACCAGGAGCGTATCTCCGGACATAGGGTAAACGCGGGAGCGTTGACGTACTAGACCAAATTGCTCGCGGAGGTAGATAAGGTCCGGAGACGTGATAACCGGGACGGTATATCCGCCCGCGCTTTCCGTAGTCTCGTTATTAGCTTTAATATGTCCGTTATCCTTTAACCAGGATGTAGCTTTCTGGTTACCAGTAAGGGACTGGAGGAAGCGTCCAAATGTATACGCTTTATAGTTAGCTTCGGATGTACCTCCGGAGAATACCTGGGAAGCTTTAACGCTTCCGTATTCTGCCCATGGTTCGGAAGCTTTAACTTCCTTCGCTGGAGGATGCATTTCCCCCATACGCTTTACAGCGTCGATCCGCTCTTCTACAGCGTCTACGTCCGACATAATCCGTTTAATCTCTGCGTTATTCTCTGCGAGATTTTCGCTCTTAGCTGCTAGCTCGCGCGCGGTAGCGATAAGAGTATTCTTACGCTCCCGGAGTCCTTCAATAGTCATATTTCTTTAACTCCACTTGTAATCGGAGGTTCTCCCGGAGGAGTACTTCCTGGTCTACGATTCCAGTTTTAACCTGGTTAGAGTCCGCGTCCTCTACTTCTCCATCCCGGAGGAGCTTATGGATCGAAGGAGCTAACCGTTTAGCGTTACTCCTGGATAATCCGACTACATCCCGTAGCCGTCTCTCTATAGTCCGGAGAGTATCTGGAGTATTAAAGATACTCTTAACTCCTCCTCCGGACGTTACTACACTTCCGATAAAGTCCTTAGCTGTAACCGCGAAGGTATCTACCAGGGTATTAAGGTATGTAACCTTATCGCTGGATGTAAGCTCTAGGACTCCACAAATACCAGCACATAGAGCTTCATAGATGCTTTCCATACCTTCATGTACTAGATCGGACTCTACCTCCGCGAATACCTCGCGCGCGTATTCCTCTGGGGATTGTTCTACAGGAGGGAGAAGCTCCATCTCCATATCCATATCGTCCATTTCTCCCATATCCTTAATGGACTTTACTACGTTACGGTACTCCGCTGGAGTAGGAGTAACGGACGCTTCCGCGATAGTCCATCTAATAATCTCGTTAGCTTTCCCCATAGCTTTACGCTCTACCATATGTGACGCAGCTCCGGAGGAGAAACCCAGCTTTCCAGCTTTCGCCATACGCGCGATACCTGTAGCGTATTCGTCCGCTAGGTCGATCTGCGCTTGATACCAAATTCCGATATCGTCCGCTTTCGCGTAACCTGTACCGATAGGACGCTTACCTACCTTCCGGTCCATACCGTGATTCCAGTAGAGGTTAATCGGTACTTCCTGATCGGCAGGGAAACCAAAGTCCGTAGACTTTGTAAAGTAATCTCCCTCTAGGTCGGTTACTTCTGGACTACCAAACCGGACGAGGTAACCGCTAACGGTTCCCAGCTTGTCGCTTTTAATCGCGTCTCCAGAGATAGCTACGATATCCATACAGGAGTATTCCATATTTACACTCTAGACTAAAGCATTAGGAGGTACATCCGACCATACATCGGGAAGCTCCCCCCAGGAAACGGTCCCCAAATCGTTATCCTCGAAGGAGGACGCGAGAGACGGGAGAAGCTGCCCAGCGTAGATAAAGCTACCAGGATAGAAGTAAATAAACTCTACGATCGGCACATCCCGGAAGAAATCCCCCAGTGTCCCGGTAATCTCATAAGCTCCGTTACCCTTATCGATTAGGTCCCCATTACCGAAGCGCGTAGATGTAATCGTAGCTATTCTCATAGGATATGCTCCAGGATATGTTTAAGCGTTTCTGGGTCATTTTTATATAAGGTAAACGGATCGCGGACCATGTACTCCAGTCCCATAGATGGTATCTCCGCTCCCTCTCCATCCGTATGTCCGTAGATACGTCCTACATAAGGATGAAAAAATCTATCTTTCTTGTAGTAGAAACCGGAGGAGGTATACGGTCCTTCATGGAGCATAGACTCTCCCGCGGTTCGCGCGTCGAAAGCTTTATTACGCGCTTCGATACTTCCTGGTAGATGGAAATCTAGGAAATGTCCGTATTCGTGCGTTAAGGTACTAAACCATCCGGTATTATTTTTCCAACTATCATAAGCGTAGATATCGGAAATAGACTGGATAGCTTTCCAGTCCGGAGCTTTCCCTATCTCTGTAAATCTATCTATTCGAATGGTCCTAGTAGCTTCCTGGTAATAAGCTCTACTACCTCCGCGCTCTATATTTAAATCCAGCTTTACGGGACGCTTCTCTACTATCTGGTTTAGGAGGTTTAGGATACGTTCTATCTCCTTACGATTTTCGGAAGCGTTTACCTTTACCGTAGATGGAGTATCCGCGATAAGCATGGAGAAGAAATTATCTTTATGGTCCTTTAGCTGCTTATCCCAATAGTTACGCGCTTCCCTGTAATCCGACCAGCTACTATAATGCGCTGGGTCATATGAAGGTATAGGTCCCAGGGTAGGTATGGTCCGCTCTATGAAGTCCGTTACAGCTTTAACATCTATAACGTACCGCTCTCCATTCCATACACGGTTAGGATTACGCGCCGATCTATCGCCTATTACTGGTCCTGCTGGTTTCGGAGCTGGTTTCGGTTTCGTAACCTTCGGAGCTTTCGGAGCTGGAGCTGCGGTAGGAGTAACCGGAGCTGGAGTACCTGGTCCGCTTCCTGGGGGAGGAGGGATAACTAGCTTTTTCTCCGCTGGTATCTTTCCCTTACCGATACGGGAGAGCGGGAGTATCTGGGTAGTATCTCCCCAGGATTTATTACCTACTACATTAACCATTTTCTCCAGAGGTACTCCCTGCTGGTAGAGAGCGTACCTGGATGGTCCCATTATCTGGAGCTTTTCTCCTTCGGACATACCGGAGAGGAGAGCTTCTGGACCGATAGCCGGGAAGTTTAACCCTGGGTCGGTAGACTCTCCCAGGATGTACTCCGCGCTTAAGGTAATCGGAAGCATAACGCATCGGCAGTTCGGGTGCGAAGGCATTATCTCTGCGGTTTGATATTTCTTTCCTGATAGGGCTAAACATGCTAGACATGTCCTCCCGTCCTGGGTAGCTTGTCGCTGGTATCCTACTACCGCTGGATTACTCTCGTAGAGATACTTCTGCCCTTCTCGCGCCGATCTAATCATCTCCGTACGCGCGATAGTTTCTAGCCTGGACCTGGAGACGTTTATATCGGTTAGGGAGGACTGGATTACCTTCTCTAGGTCCCGCGCTACTTGTCGCGGATTATTCCCGCTAACGATAGCGGTAGCTAGCGTATTCCGGAATCTCTCGGATGTATCCTTAGCTAGTCCAGAGATAAGCTTTCCCAGCGGACTATCCGGAGAGCTGGAACCGATAAAGCTGGTTAGAGCTTCCTTCGGTATACGGTTATACTCCGCACTCGCGGTTATCTCTTTCGGGATAAGCGGATCGGTAGACTCTATTAACTTCCCGGTATTCTTATCTATCGCGTTTAGGGAGCTTTCTTGTCCATCTAGAATATGCTGTACAGCTTCCTCGTTAACGGTATTAATCCGAAGCTCCAGCTCCTTTATCATCTCCCTGGTGCGATCCATCATAGCGGAGAGCGTATCGAAGTTTAATCCGCGCGCTTCGTAATCTTTCGCGCGTGCTTCCATACCCGATAGCTCCTCCTGTAATGCATCTACGGAGTTAAAGTAGAGACGCTCTATCTCTGATACAGCTTTATCCTCTTCCTTAAGGAGAGATGCTCGGAAACGCTGGGAATAAGCGTATACGGACTCCATCCGTTTAATAACGAGAGAGTCCGTAGGTTTAACGCGGAGGTATGGTTTACCGTAATACATTATTCGTCTGGAGTAAAGTCCGATCCGTAGACATAATCCTCTGGGTATACAGGGATACTCTTTCGGTCCTGCATAATCTTATCCCTCATTCTCTGGGACCAGGCGTAACCTGCATCTCCTCCCCAGAGATTCCAGGCTACGCGACCTGGGGAAGGATACCCTTCCGATCCGCGCGCAAATCCAGGAGCGTTCTTATCCGTTTCATGCCTAGAGAAGAAACTAAACATCCGGAGGATAACGTCCTCGGAGAGTACGTCTCCGTTTACTATCTGGTTAGCGCGCGTAATGCCGATCCGCGTACCTCCGCGCTTCCCGTCCTTTTTCCATTCTAGAGCTTGACGCGCTGCGGATACCATCTCGCTATTAGGACGGTACTTAACCGCTACGCTTCCATCCTCCATTACTTCGATACTCTTAGTAGTATCGTCCCGGAGCGTTACAGGTTCGGCTCCCGTATGCGGGATATTAAGTCCCAGGAAGCGCGCGGTAGCTTGTGGATCGAAACCAGAGCGGACCAGGATACCAGCGATATTAGCTTTATCGCTTAGATCGGAAACGCTCTCTCCCTGGTCCTGTACCTTCGGAGGGATAGAAGGATGGAGAGTAACCTCGTCTACGTCCGAAGCTTCTAGACCTACCAGGCGTTTAGCTTCCGCGAGAGTACAAATACCAGCTTTATAGAGTCTCTCCGCGCGTACAGCTAACGCGTCTACATCATCTGATAGAGCGCGGACTCCAGATAGGTCGAAGGATAATCTATCTCCATCCTGGGTTAGGATGAAGTCCGGAAGGAGAGAAACGGTTAAAGTCTCCTCCAGCGCGCGAAGGAGAGGGACCATACCATCCTGCCAAGCTGCCTCCTGGGCTGCTTCATAGTTAGAGTAAGTACTCCGCTCCAGTCCGCTTCCTAATCCGAGGACCATAGGATTAAGTCCCAGCGCGCTACAGATACGTTCCTCCGGTACTCTCCGCAGAGAGTCTAGAGCTAGCTCCGAAGGAGTTAAGGAGACGCGGTCCATTTTGTATGGACCCGTCATTACCACGATTCCTCCAGCTCCATCTCCCGTTAGGTCCTCGCGGAGACGGGACTTAATAACCTCCGCATCCTCGCGCGAGATATCTACTACCTGGTCCTTAGCGTCCGGTCCTACCAGGAGGGACGGCATAGCTCCATTAACCAGGAGTCCATAAGCTGCTGTAGAAGCTTCATTGTCCGCGGATATCTCCCTCAGTACCGACATAACAGGAGAGCGTCCTATACGTAAATCGTCCGGATCGCGTCCGTATCTCATATGGATAAGGTCCTCTACGGAGATGGAATACTGTACTCCATCCTTTGTATAGACGTAATGCGTAATCGGATTAGTACCATCTCCGACCGGTCTAACCATGTCCTGGGGGAGGTACTGGAGGTAGATAGGCTCTCCTACCCTGGACGGTCTAATCTTACGGATATAAGCGTTACCGAATAATTTATAGTCCTGCAAAATCCATCCCCAGAATACGGAGGAGGTAATACCTGGAGATGGTTCGCGGAGGAGCTTAATAGCTGGATGGTCCGCGATTACCTCTACCTGATTACCATCTACAGCGCGGACTATCTGGGGGATAGCTTGTGGAAAGTTTCGGATATACCAGTCGATACCTACGGAGACTACGGAGTTTAGTCCTAGGTCCCCAGCGATACCGCTCCAGTCCCTGTAGCTTCCTGGGAGTATCCTCCGGAGCGCGCTTATAAGCTGCCCGTTATATCCTCCCGCGATCCGCGTATCTCTACTCTGATTAAACGGAAGCGGTACAGGAGCGGACGGGTTAGCGGTAGCTTTACGGAAGCTCCGGAACATATCTTTAATACCCATATCTTATTATTCCCTATACCGCGGTCCATCCTCTACGCGTCTCTAGCACGTTATAGGCGTAGCTTAAAGCGTCCACACTATCATCATGTCTCCCGATAGGGAAGCTTAGAAGCTCGTCTGTAAACCAGGGAGGAAGCTTCGGAGAATGGAGAACTAGTCCTTGTTCGTACCGCGCCTCCAGCGGGAGGAAGCGGGAAACCTTATCCTTATCCGGACGTAGTCCGCGTACCGGGAGCTTCGTAGTCCGGAGAAGCTCCTGGATAACGCTAGCCTGGTACTGTACATTTTCGATTCCGATTATCTTAGGAGTCCATACGGACGCTACCGCTTTTATATGCTCTAGTACCTGGTTAAACGGAGCGCGTATTCTCTGAGCGTCAAGGATGTAGATACTCCCGTCCGGTAGACGCGTTAGGACTACGGTAGCTGTATAGTCCGCTTCCGCTTTCTGGGAGATAGCTAGGTCTACTCCCATATAGGTATCCCCGTATTCGGAGATATGTACGATACGTATCCAGTCCCGCGATACACGCGCTCCAGCTGCATCCACAAATTCCGCGAGATACTCCTGCCTATACGCGATACTTGGGAGAGCTTTACTAGCTGCTTCTACTTCCTGCGGATCGATGTACGGATTATCGGTAGTAGGTAATCGGAAGCTCCTCCAGTCCTCGTCCTCCTTCTCCATCTCGTAGAGTATGGAGAAATAGTTACGTCCCTTCGGAGTAGATAGGAAATATGCATCTCCCAGGTAATCGGTTAGGGTAGGTCGGATAGCTTCGGTCCACGCTTCCTCCAGGTATCTAGCGGATGCTGCTTCATCTATGATTACTCGTCCATACTTCCGTCCGCGCGCTACCGTACCTGGGTCCTCCAGCGTCCAGTAATCTATCGCGCCTCCAGTTATAAGCTCTATCCTGGGATATGGACTGGAAACGGATCGCGTTATTAGTGGAGCGTATATCCTCTTATGGTCGCGGTAAGCTTCCTCCAGTAGACGGTATGTAGGAGCGAACCATCCAACCGGTAGACGCTTGATTACAGCTACATCCGCTATCAGGTTTCCCCCCAGGGTAGTTTTACCGAAGCGTCTACCGCAGGAGAGGACATTAAACCGTTTAGCTTCCTGAAGTATTACAGCTTGTCCGTTATGTGGACGAGGAAGGACCAGCTCCGTACGCGCCATTAATCCCCGTCCGCGTAACGGATAACGATTTCTAGTGGACTACCATCCGCTCCTACCGTTTCGGTCCGTAAGCTCCAGTCCTGTTTACGTCTCCGCTCTAACCACCAGGCAGCTGCCTGCCATACTCCGGAGTCCATAGCAGATCGCACCACGTTTACCGCGTGGAAAGCTGCTTTACCCTCCGCTTTTTCTATAGCGTCCAGAAATTCGGGATATCTCTTCCGCCATTGTGCAAATGTCTCCTCCGAGATACCCGCTACGCTACAGCTATCCTTACGCGTATTACCGTCCCGGAGAGCTTGACATATAGCCTCTACCATCTCCGGAGAGTACTTCGTAGGTCTACCTGGTCCTGATTTCATTATGTGATTCTCCTTCTCTTATCCTACTAGATATCTAGCGTCTCCTGTATCTGGAGTCCACGTATCCGGTTATTCGCTATCTCCACGTATTCGGGATTAAGCTCTATTCCCAGGTATCTCCGCTTCTCCTGTAGAGCTACATACCCAGTAGTACCGCTCCCATTAAACGGGTCCAGCACTACATCTCCAGGTTTACTACCAGCGAGGATACAGGGACGTATTAGCTCTGGAGGATAGGTCGCGAAATGCGCTCCGGGGAAACCGTGACATGTTACGGACCATACGCTCCGCTTATTCTTTCCCTTATCTGGATCGCCGATTACTTGTCCGGTACTACTACCTACGTTACCGTAACCTTTACTATGCTTACCCTGGTATCCTGGATGCTTTTCCTTAGCTCTCTCTTTATCGCGCGCGTTATCCTTCCACGGTTCGCGGATCGCGTCGATATCGTAGAAGTACTTAGTAGACTTTGACATTAGAAAAATGTATTCGTGCGCCTTCGTACATCTATCTAGTACAGGTTCGGGCATTGGATTAGGCTTACTCCAAATAATGTCTTGCCTAAGGTTCCATCCGTCCGCTTGAAGCGCGAAAGCTACCCTCCACGGGATACCGATTAGGTTCTTTTCCCGTAGTCCTTCGGAGAGACGGGATACCAGCTTCTCCCGCTTCCCGGAGAAACCAGCTCTACCATCCGGTCCACGGAAGAGCGCGCGTCCAGCGTATGTATCCCCCAGGTTTAACCAGAGAGTACCGTCCTCGCGGAGTACTCTCTTAGCTTCCCGGAATACTTCTACCAGCGCGTTAACGTATTCGGATGGAGTCTCCTCTAGTCCGATCTGCGCATCCTTCCCATAGTCCCGTAGTCCGAAGTATGGAGGAGATGTAACGATAGTCTGTATACTTTCGGAAGGTAAATCCTGGAGGACGCGTCTAGCGTCCCCCAGGAGGATAGCGTACGGGTTAGTTCCCAGTACATCCATTACTTTGTATCCTCCAGTACCACGGTAACCTCTCCCGGCGTAGCTGTATCCTCCAGTATGTTTATCCCGTTAATATCGCAAATACATCCTACGAGTACACAGGTAATACATACAGCTCCTTCTAACCAGGTTATTACTCCGATAGAGTCCAGCGTAACAAATGCTTTATCGTTATCACCATGTACCGGGATAATGTCGAATATCGGAGGATTCTCTGGGATAGCATCCTTATGCTCCGTGTTATGTTTGATACGGATAAACCTATTATCTATCCGCGCGTTCATAAACGCTGTAAATACTACTGGATCGGAGATTATGTACTCAAAATCCTCGCGCGTAGCTAGCTCCTTAATGATGCCCTTTCCACGCGCTGCAAAGTCCGAGAATAGCTGTAGTACGTTTATACCCTTTAGTACAGCGTGTACCTTCTGCGTATCTTTATCCATAATTTTTCTCCCTTTAAATCTCTAAGCTTCCCTGCAACGAAATAGCCTCTAATCGGTTATTCGCTATCTCTACGTATTCGGGATTAAGCTCTATTCCGATATACTTACGTCCCTCCTGTAGAGCTACATACCCAGTAGTACCGCTCCCATTAAATAGGTCCAGCACTACGTCTCCTATATTAGTACTTGACAAAATACAGGGACGTATTAGCTCTGGAGGATAGGTCGCGAAATGCGCTCCATCATAGCTACTTGTCTTAACCGTCCATACGGATCGCTTATTTAATCCATTCTCTAATATCTCTGATGCTTTATAGAGATACTTTGGATTTTTGGTGAACATAAAAATATATTCGTGCGCTCTAGTACATCTATCCGTAACGGACTCCGGCATAGGAGACGGTTTACTCCAGATAATGTCCTGCCGGAGATACCATCCGTCTCTCCGTAATGCTAAAGCTAACATCCACGGGATACCGATTAAGTCCTTAGGTTTAATATCTGGATGGTTACCTAATTTAGCGGACGCTGATACGAAGGAGTATTTCTCCTCGTTTCGTTTAGACTTAAGTATCCCAGCAGGAGGAGTAACGACTTTACGATTACCTCTGGAGTATGTATCTCCTATGTTAATCCAGAGAGTACCGTCCTCGCGGAGTACTCTCTTAGCTTCCCGGAATACATTTACGAGAGTCTCTACAAATATCTCCGGCGTTTCCTCTTGTCCTATCTGCTCGTCCATACCGTAATCTCTTAATCCATAATATGGAGGAGAGGTTACTATAGTCTGGACGGATGCATCCTCTAAAAGCTTTAAGCTTAGTCTAGAGTCTCCGGTAATAATTTTGTATTTTTTCTCCATTACCTCATATTCATTTCTTGTTCTTCTATTCGCGCGTCCGTATCTATCTCCCTCCGGACCTGCGGATCGGCGGTTTCCCGTCCGATACTATCCATAGCCGTTAGGATATTGTCCGCTACCGATATGGAGTCCGTTAGATGATATACGAGATACCAGAGAGCTTTTAGGAGGTCCTCCCGTCCATTCTTCTCTCCATGCCGACATACATACTTAACGACATTACCCAGGGTAAACGAGAGCTTGTAGCTCTCGATTACCTCTATCGGTTGGACGCTTCCCTTACGGTAATGCGCGTCTCTATACATAATCCAAATCCTTATAATCTACATCGTCTATATGCTTTACTAAACGTCCATAGATACCCTGGATAATCGCGTTATCCGGCTCCGCTCCCATATGGTAAAACTCCCAGATATCGTCCTCGCGCCGATCTGCTTTAACGCAAATCAGGAGAAAGCAGCAGGGTAGACCAGCTGTATTAAAGTCAAACCAGATACACGTATTATTATCCGCATTAGTATCTACAGTAATCTCTACCTGGGCTTTCGCTTTAGATACCAAACAATACCAAGTATAGGATTTACTTGTCGCGGTTAGGACGTATCGCTTACCGTCGAAAGCTTTATCAAATGCCAAATCTAGGCAAAATTGACGCGCCATGCCCAGGAGGGATATCCGGATCGGTACGCTTAAGGAATCTTTACATTCCGTATAACCCAGCTCTCTAAAATGTCTCATTAGTACTCTCCTCTAAATCTAAAGGAGGGAGGATTACTCCTCCCCCCAGTTTATTACTCCGCGTCCGCGAACGGGTCGGAGATATCGTCCGTTTTAATCGGTTTCGGAACTTTCTTCGTAGCTGTAGAAGCTGGACGTACATCCTCTACGTTATTAACTTCCGATCCGCTATTAGTAACCGCTACGGATACGGTTACTTTCCACGCCTTGCTCTTAAGCTCCTCGATAGAGAGCGCGTTATATTCCACCTTAGAGAGACGCTTACCCAGCATGGAATCGAGGAGCTGGGTTAACTTACTCTGGGGATTTCCGTACCATACGGAAGTAAACCGGGAGAAGCGGAAAGGAGTACCGTCCTCGTCTCCTACCTCCGTAGTCTCCCATACCCAGCGGAGACATGCTTCCTTCTCCTCGCTCTGAAACTTTTTACGCTCCGCTGTATCGACGCTAATCAGCTTACAGAGATACGTATCTGCTGGAGCTGCTGGTTTCGGCTCCGCGAAACCTCCAACCGAACCGAAGAAACCCATATCTTTACTCTTCCTTTCGGACTATCCAGTCCTTCTCAAACCGTCCCTATAGGACTTCCTGTATATACCATCCGTATATTACCTAATGCAATAGTCCACGATATTAATTTATATCGCGTTATCCACTTACCGCAGATCGCATACCAAATAAGTAAACCGGACGCTCCGGTACGGTACAGCGTAAGCGTCCGTACCGTCCGGAGGAGTCCGGTACGGAAGGAGGGATTATAAGGGAGGAAACCATAGTGGTATCAGTATCTATACTTAAGGGATACCACTAATTTGATACCAGTTAAACCCGCTCTAAAGTATCCCTCCGGACCTTATAGAAGCTGTACTCTGGGTAGTAGTTACAGTAGGTTTCCGCTCTGGATTTACGTCCGTATACATGTCGGATATTCCCTTTAATATCCTGAACCGCATACCCGTACGTAGCTGTATTCTTTCTACTCCAAGCTCTCTCCCGCTCCCTAGAAGCTTCGGACCAGGTAGAGCGTTTAGTTATCTTCTCCATATAGAGCTACCTCCTCTCCCTGGGGGATTGTGTAACCGTACGGGTAGTACTTAATGGTTCTACTACCCTCTCTCATAACCGTAAGGACATGTCCGGTAACCATCTCCTGAATAGTCCCCAGTATACGATTACGGTTACCCTTTACGCGTTTAGCTATAAGGTTCCCGCTTAACCCAGGAGTCTCCGCTACAGCTTCTAGGATAGCATCCATTAATCCCTCCCCAGGGTCGCGTATCTCTAAGCGGACATGGTTTAACCTGGTAGCTCCATTACCGCTATCGATGGTCCAGGATACGTTAACGTAGTCCTCCTCGCGTCCATGTCTATTCTTCGTCGTAACCATTGTATAAACTCCATCCTTTTTAGATATGGAGAATACGGTATCCGCTTGCGCTGCGATATCTCCAGCTCCTCTCATTTGTTCGTGAGCTAT